CTAAGTGAAAGTCAGCGGTTTGGTCTTGGTTTTTTTATTTTCCAAAGAGAGGAAAATGTAGTTGCTTCTTTTGGTCTTTCGTTGTATAATGAGTGGGCTATTGGTACGCGATATATAAAGCATTCCGAGAAAGTTGAACCGATTGCTGGTGCAGTCATTGCTCCTTTCCTGAAGTATTATTTACAAGGTACAGTAAAAGGAATGGCTGTTGCGTACAATAGCAACGAAAAGCGAACACTGGGACTATTCAATCAGAATACACACCGAGTTCATGTTTATAAGAATTTACCTAAAAGCGAGCTACAATCGCTTCTTGAGTTTCAAGAATTGGAATATGATGTTTTATACAGAAACACTCGGCAGCGAGTCTTCTACGCTCCTTATGAACAAGGAGCTGTACCAAACTTTACCAGATATCAAGAAAGTACAAATGGAATTTAGTCCAGTTAAAAATTTAAAAGACTTTCAGCGAGAAATAGAGCAGTTGGCTTTTGAAAAAAGAATAGATTTTATGGAAGCTGTTATACTGTACTGCGAGCAAACTGGTATGGAGATTGAATCGGCTGGTAGCTTAATCAAAACAAGTGCAAAGATGAAGGCCCGTATCCAAGATGAAGCAGAGGCACTCAACTACTTTCCCAAAACAACTAAGTTACCTATATGAACACAATATACGACGCAGAATTACCTCCTCACTTAGGTGGTTCAGAGGGGGAGACCCATATTGATGAAGGCGCTTTAAATTTCATTATTGGAGCGACAGGGTCAACCTCGATGGTTGATGTTGGTTGTGGCCCAGGCGGGATGGTTGAGTATGCTTTAAGTAAAGGAATGAAGGCAGCTGGTATTGATGGTGACTTCACTATCGCTCGCCGCATTCCTGTACATATACATGATTTTACAACAGGACACGTTGATTTAAACCGCCAATATGATCTATGCTGGTGTGTCGAATTTGTAGAGCATATAGAAGAGCAATACATGGATAATTTTATCAAAGTTTTCCAGCAGTGTCGTTTTGTAATGATGACTCATGCATTTCCAGGTCAGGGTGGCCATCACCATGTTAATGAAAAGCCATCAGAGTATTGGGTTCAGAAAATGGCAGAGGCTGGGTTCATTTTTGAGCTTGATATGACAAAAGCTATTCGACATGCATCAACAATGAAACAATTTTTTATAAGACAACATGGCCTATTTTTTCGGAATGGACGCATTTGAGGCTTACAGGCAATACGTTGCATTGAAGAGTCACTTCACGACAAAGACGTATGACTATTTCAAGTACAACGGTGCTGTTAATGCAAAGCGTAATAAATTTGATGTCAGAAAAGACAAGTATTTTTTCCATAAACTCTCGAAGCATAAAGACTTAACCAACTTTCTTGTTGCTTTGTTTGTCTATGGTAAGAAGGATCAGTGGGTTGGTGACCTTGTTCGTAACGAGGAATCTGATCAACTGTATCGTGAGTGGCTAAAGGTGAAGGAGTCACTTACATATGTTTTCATGGGAGACTTGGAAAAGTTCAATGAAGACTTGGTTAGCAGTTTTACGGTTCAGGATGGACAACATCCTCATGCGTTACATTTGCTATTACGTAAAGAAATTCACATCGAGACGTTTATTATTCTCAATGATATTATGAGATTTACTTCTATGTGGAATAGAGAGATACACGAACAAACAATCTGGCCCGAAGTCAGGTTGAAGTGTAAGAAGTATCATCCGTTCTTAGAGTACGACAGAGAGAAGTTAAAAAATATTGTTGTTGACAAATTCGACTTGAAAAGGTAAGATAAATACTAGTATCGCTATGATACTGTGGATACGATTTATACATTTAATACAATTTATACAAGGAAATACATATGGTAGATTTTGCATCTCTTAAGAAGAACAGTGGTTCTTCATCAATTGCCAAGCTCAACGATGAGTTAACCAAACTGGCAGCCCCCTCAAACAAACCTCAAGACGATGATCGCATGTGGCGTCCAGAAGTGGACAAAGCAGGTAACGGCTATGCTGTTATTCGTTTCTTGCCAGCGCCTGGTAGTGAGGATGTTCCATTTGCTCGCTTGTTTGATCATGCGTTCAAAGGTCCAGGTGGATGGTTGATCGATGGATGTCTAACATCCGTTGGTGAGAAGTGTCCTGTCTGTGAGCACAACAGTGCTTTGTGGAACACGGGTACTAAAGAAAATCAAGATACAGTACGTAATCAAAAACGTAAGCTATCTTTCATTAGCAACATCTATGTTGTTAAGGATCCTGCTCATCCAGAAAACGAAGGTAAAGTAATGCTGTTTAAGTATGGCAAGAAAATCTTTGACAAGCTGAATGCAGCAATGAATCCTGAGTTTGAAGATGAGAAGCCTCTCAACCCATTTGACTTGTGGGCCGGTGCTAACTTTAAATTGAAAATTCGTAAAGTAGATGGTTATTCCAACTACGATAAGTCTGAGTTTGAAGCACCTGGTGCATTACTTGAAGATGACGATCAGATGGAAGCTATTTGGAAACGTGAGTACTCACTTACCACATTCTTTGATCGTAAAAACTTTAAGACATACGATGAAATCTACAGTCGTCTGAAAAAAGTTCTTGTACTTGAAGGTGCACCTGCTGCACAACCTCAAGCTCGTCAGCAAATGTGGGAACAAGAGGATGCTCCTCCTGCACGTGCTGCTGCTCCTAAAGCTGCTCCTAAAGCTGAGGTGCCGTGGGATGACCAGGAAGATGATGACCTAGCAATGTTCCAAAAATTGGCCAATGAGTGATAACAAAGTTGTTCCCTGGTCAGTACCTCCTGGTATAAGTGGATCTGCAATAAAATTTAATGCTTCGGAGGTTACCACAGATGTTGTAGCAAGCGAAGTTGCTTTATTAAATCTTGGTGATTTTGAAGCATTAAATTATAAAATTGATTTAAATCTTTTCAAAAAAGAGATTCGTAGGTATCAAAACGATTGGGTTGACTATCTTCCAAGAACAGATAGACCCAATAATCGTAAAAGTTTAGTTTTGTCAAACCTTCCTGGTAAATCACATCGAGACAATCCAAGTTTACCACAAGCATGTATTGATGCTGGACGTAAGGTGAGTGAAATAGAATTCAATCAAAAGACTGAGGTATACAACTCATGTACAAGTCTACACAACTTGTTGGATGATTTTCAACCTTTAGGTCGATCTTTTCTCGTACAATGCAATGTTGGGGGATATTTTGTTCCTCATCGCGATCACCCAAGTATGCCCCGTGAAAGTTTTAGGATCGTTGTTTTTCTAAACAATTGTAACCCTATGGAGTACGATTGGATTATGGAGACAGATAAAAAATTATCAATTGAGATGGGCCGGGCTTATTATGTCAATACAAGGAAAGTCCACAGGACAATGTCATGGGTCAATAATAGTATCCATTTAATTATGAATATACCATTTAGTCCAGATAGTGTATCAAAGGTGCTGGCACACTTGCAGCACCGACATTAACCCACAGCCGCAACGGATTGTCCTTGCGGCTGTTTTTTCTTATCGTACACCGTTCTGTTTGTTGTATTTGTTACAACAATTGTTGTTTGACCCGGTTGTTCATTTTCACGTTTCAATTGATCAACACTCTTACTTGTATCAAGAAGCGATCGTCCTGATGAAGGATCTGTTGGAACTGCGATCGCCTTACCTGTAGATGGATCTATTGGATTCCCTTGTTTTCCAGGTACTGCACCGACATCTCCAACAGGTGCTGTACTGGCCATTTGAATATGCCAGTCCTCACTATCGGAGGCTGGCGGTCCTACAGGTCTAGATAGACCAAACTTCTCTAACCAACCAGTTGGTGCATCTCTAGGACCTGCAAGTACATTTAGACCATCCGCACCTTTTGAGTTAATGTCAATTGCGAGACCTCCGCGCGCGGTTAAGTGGAAACTTCCTTTGCCTCGTCCTAAAGGTGGCATTGGCTCAGCTACCTCCATTCGGGCTTTGGCTTCGTTTCCTTTAAGCTGAGCAACCTTAGCATCATATAACTCTTTTTGTTTTTCGTTTGTACGAATACCTGATGTGACAAGAAGTGTTTTTCCCGTCTGTTGTTTGAAAGCAGCCGCCATCGCTGCCACTCTACCTTCAAAAGTAGAATTCATTCCTGCAAGACCCACACCTGGATCTAACCTAACGCTTGATGAAAGAGCTGGTACACTAGATGTTTGAGCGGTTGTTGGTGCTAGCTTCTCTGCTACGCTTTCAGGTTTATTTGCTGGCGGAGCTTTAGCAATATCAATCGGTAGTTCGGTCGGCTTTTGTAGAGCGGCAGGTGTAGGTTTAGGT